ACAAAGGAGTTATTAAAGGTTCGACCACGCATGACCTCGAAAGGCACAATGTCGATATTCTTCTTTCGAGAGGCGATACCATACACCTCTTCACCAAGTTCCGCCTGTAGCACATCAGTAAAGGGGATGACCCATGGAGCCATCTTCTCTTCCATAGTGCCTGGGAAGAAACCTAGAGATCGTCCTGCCGCCACGTTAGGGCGGGTCAGGATAATCTTGTCAATCTTCCCAGCAGCGTAAAGTTTAGCCGCATACACCGAGGCAATGTAGGTCTTACCTGTCCCTGCACATCCAGTCACAATTACTTGTGGGTTGGTCTTTAGGGCTTTGATGTAGGCGGCTTGTTTATCATTCTTTGGAGACAAAGGGGGTAACCCCCCAGTGTCCTTAGCTCGATACTTGGATGTTCTTTTTGATGTCATTAGCGAATTGGACAAGCCCCTGTTGCACACTCTTCCCCTTGGATCTCATCAAAGCTATTCGCTCGGTCAATCTCCAGAGGCTGGATGTTAGCGGAATATTCATCAAATACTTCCTTGGTCACCACTTCCTGAGGGAGGTAGAGGTAGCCCAAGTCTTTAGCGGTCAGTGTAGGATCAGCTCGGAATAGGAAGCTCACACCCACATACACGTCCCAGTTATCCAACAGCCAATCAACAATCTGATCTACCTCATCAACTGAATAGCTAATGGTGGCTGATACGTTTTGCTGACACCAGTTGTTCATGAGCATCTTGTAACGCTCAAGTTGACTAATGGCTGACTCTTGGTTCACCTCAAGGATTGTGCCGTTCTTCTCTACCTTATCGAAAGGAACGTCATCCCAACTTACAGGGAATGTAATCAGGACTGACTCAGAGTCGGTTGGGTTATCAAACACACGGTAACCTGCGGATCGACATAGGGGAACCAGAGGGTCATGCTTAGAGAAGTTCACGTTGTTAAACACGTACTTGCCTAGAGGCTTGTGGACACCCTCAGTCGTATCCATAATTTTGGACAGGGTACCGCTTGGTTTGATAGTTGTTACGTTTTTTGGGCGGGGTGTCTCCAGCTCATCAGCCATCGAGTATGCACCAGCCGTGGCTACACGCTGGAGTTCTGCATAGTCATAGCTACCCAAGTCAGGGCGGCGCACAATACCTGTCAAACCTACACCACACAAACGGAGGAACTCGTTGTTGAGGTGCCATGCTTCCTGAAGGATTTCATCCCGCAGATCCACACAGGTCTGTCGATAGTTGGCTCGTGCTGCCAAGGTTACTGCTCGGCGTAAACCTGAGGAGTCACCTTTGAACTTACCTACGTCAACCTCAGTAAGGTTACAGAAGCTCTTGTTGCCCAACAGGATCTCAGCACAGGGGTTACAGCCCTTGAACCAAGGGGCACGTTTAACTGCGGTCTGAGCGTTAATAAAGCCAGGCTCAGAGCCACCAGCCTCTACCATCATGTCAAAGATTTCTTTGAGTTGGCTATAGCTCGGCTTTGCTTTGAACAGGAGGGAGTTGTTTGACTGTGCTCGTTGAACGTTGTTTACCCACCAATCTTTCTTGGCTACGGCAAACTCTTCCCACTCATCTTCACCATAGTTAAAGAGAGCAATTTCAGCACTGCGGCGAGAAGACAGCACAGTACCCAACCAGTTGACAACATCAAGAATATCAATACGTGTAAGCAAACTACCAGCACGTTTATTGAGAATCTCCACGATAGCTGTATAGGCTTTAGCAATAGCTGCATCACCCGATGAAATCCAACCATAACCTTTTAGTCGTTCACCCGCTGGGCGGATCTGTGAGAAGTCCAGCACCAACCGTTCGGCACGGTAGGGGTGGGCAATGATTTTACCAATGGACTTAGCCCATGCTTCGGCTGAGTCACCTACGGCAATTGTCCAAGTACGGGTATCGGGGTCAAAGGTCTCAACGTTTTTCTCGTTGCCACCTTTAGCTGTACGCTCTGAGCGGATTACTCGGACTTCTTTGAGAGGTACTTGGAAGCCCGTAAGTTGCCCCACGATAGGGCGGAAGCCCACACCACATCCTTGAAGGAGCAGCCATAGGCAGTCAACCACGTCTTGAACTGTTTCAACGTGGGTAAAAGAACAGTTAAATTGAGATGCTTCACGTTTCTTTGCTACATCAGTACCGCCTAGCCACAGTGAGCGACCAGACATTAGGACTTTACGCTCCATCATATATTGACGGAGTTCCTCAATCTCCAAGGCTTCAGGAACAGACAGGGGGTTACCCTTTGCTCGTTCCCAGAGCCAAGTCTGGTGTTGGAGCACACGGTCTACAGTCTGTGACCATGATTCAAATTCGGTACCATCGGCATTGAGTGGGCGGTTATATGTGCGGCGAGTAATTAGCTGGGCACGGAGGGAGGGGGTTTTATCGGTTGTCGCCATTTCCTTGAATTTTATTCCTTGCCTTACGGCTTGTTAGTTTCTGTAAATTTAATTCTGCAATTTCATTTAAGTCTGTGTGCCAATCATCAGCCACAGCCGCGAGGCACCAGAGAATGTCACCCAGCTCTTTCTTGACATTCTCGATGTGGACTAGGAAGTCTCCACCATCACGGCGGAGCTTTGCCTCAGCGGACAGAAGCTCACCGACTTCCCCAGCCAAGTTATACAAGGCATAGATCTCATCGGCGGACTTCAGGCGGAAGCTCATGGCTTCCTTCTGGTAATCAGTAAAGTTCATCGTAGTGAGCCTTCAGGTACTCTAGGTAATGGATACATTTCTCAAGGTCTTCCTTACGATTCTTGTAACGGTGTCGAAGGAGATACTTCACACAGTTACCTTCCCAGAAGTTAAGCTCCCATGCCTTTACGATGTCCCAAGGCTGAATGGCTTTTAAGTAATGACCCCCGCCCACCTGACGGTTGGTGGCAGCGAGACGGGCAAACTCCTCGTCTTCCTCGGGGGTGGTCTCACTGTTTCCAAAAAACTGTTTCAATTCGGAGTCCAAAGTTTTACCTCTTTAGTTGTCTCATTGTATTCCCCATAGCGGAGGATGCGGCTGACCTGTGCTTGAACCAAGGCTTCCTCTTCACAGAGTCCTGCTTTCTCGTAGGCTTTCACTATGTGTGTCCAGTAGATCTCTCGGAGTTGCTGTGGGTTTGCCCAAGGGGTTCCCTCATCCAGAGCTGCTTGGATAATCTTCTGAGCAGTCTTTTCGCCAATACCTGGGCAACCCGCATAGCCATCCGTAGGATCGCCTGTGAGGGTTTGCATCATGTGGTACTTATCAGCTTGGTGCTCGTTGACCTCAAAGGTCTCACCTGTGCCCATGTGGTAGTGTAACCCTGGGATGGTCTTGAGATCCTTGTCGATGGTACACACAATGTATGTATCCTCGCTGGGTGTGGTGGCTTGGATGCCAATCACATCATCCCCCTCAAGGGTCTCCACTACTTTAGACTCGTAGCTCTCCATAGCGTACTCACGGAGGAACTTGAGTAACAGGGGCTTACGGGTACCTGAGCGGTTGGACTTATACGTAGGTAGTACAGTCTTGCGCCAATTGTTGGAATCTGAGAACACCAACACAAAGTTGTCAGCCTCGACATCATCCACGATGGTAGTCACGGCATGGTCAAAGTGTTGGGTAGCTTCATCCTCGAAGCTGTGTAGTGTCCAGATACCATCACCCCAGTCGGTGGGGGTCTCGCTCACAGCCGCAGCTTGGTAGGCGAGGATGTCAGCGTCTATGAGAGCAACGCGCATAACTTCTCCTTTTTGGGAACTAGATATTCCCAAGAGTGTGGGAAGAGGGACTTCATGTTCCGATCAATAGCCTTGGCTACATCTCGGGTCTCTTGCTGGGTATGATCATCCAAGCGTAAGACGCACATTCTAGCCCAAGCATAGAGGGTTCCCGTCCAGATCCATTCGGTCATGGTGTTCTGTGGGAGAACCATACGGGCTTGCTCGGGGCAGACTCCTGATGCCAGAAGATCCTCATACGTTTTAAGGGCAATTGCTGTAGTGGAGCGAATAACACCGTGGTGTACGGCTACCTCACCACTACTACCTTGCTTGATGTTCCCCTCAGGTTTTCCTCGCCAGATAGTCGGGAAGAAAAACTCTGGGGTGTGGTCAACATAACGCCGACTGACTTCGTTCCACGCAAAGCCAACGGTGTGTTTGACCAGTTGACGTGCAACAAAGATAGGAGCCTTAACTCGGAAGGTGGCTGAGACGTGAGCAAAGGGAGACCAGTGGTTATTTTCAGCCAGGTACTTAATCAGTTTCTTATCAGAGAGGTACTGAAACTCTTCGTGTTCCTTATCAAAACTTACTCGTGCGGCGTTAACAACGGACAGGTCACTGCCCATGTGGTCTCGATACTCTACATCAATCTCAGCTAGTTTAATCATAGGAGGGGTCTATTTCCTTAAGGCTTACATGGGAC